GGCCTTCTCTTCCGGACTGTATCGGCGTGTCGTCGGCTTCCCAGGAGACTGTTCTTTCGGCATACCTGCATCCTCGTTTCCAAGGTCAGGAGCCTCCAGCATTTCCAGGGCGATTCAGGTGTCTTCCAGCAAATTGAAGCCAGGCCGACCGGGTTCGAGTTGGCGACCACCACGTTCCAAATGCAGCGCAACCTCATGCCGCTTTCCGGGACCGTGCAGCTCGATAATCGCCTCGAAATGGTAAGTCTTGACGCCGTTGACGACGGCCACCAGCGACGATATGACCCCGAACCTGATGCCGCGGCCGCCGGCTGCATCCTGCTGAAGGCGAAGTTGCGACCAAGCGATGACGGCGGCCGTCACCGCCACAACGAATGCCAGCAGGGACACGGCCAAAGTGAGGTGGTCCAACACAAAGACTCATCGTAGGCAACCGTCCATCGAACTATGTAAGATTCTTGGTATGAAAGACGTGCGTCCGACCCGGGCAGTGGTGCGGGTACTCATGACCTTCCTGGAAGACCTCGAACGGCCAATCTACGGCTACCTGCTGATGACCGAGACCGGATTCAGTTCGGCAAAGACCTACCAAGTGCTCGCACGCCTCACGGCGGCCGGCTGGCTAGACCGTTTCGACGATCCGGACGCGTCGCCGCAAAGCGGCGGCCCGCCGAGAATCACCTACCGCCTCCGCGGGGACGCGGTACCCAAGGCTCGGCGCCTGGTTAACGAGGCGCGGGAGGAATTGACGCCAGCACCGGCACGTCGTTGGGTGCGGGGAACCGCTCGCGCGCTGGGGTTGATCTGATGACTACGACCTTGCTGGCGATTGCCTGGGTGGTGACATTGGTGATCGCCGCGCTCGTCGCTGTCCCGTCCAAAATGATCAGCGATGAGTTGCGAGCACGCGTCGACGACTTGCCTGTTCTGTTTGTGCGGCTAGCGCTCAGGCAGCTCCCCGAGGACATGCGGGCCTACTACGAGCCCGACTGGATGGGCAACGCACTGGCCGCATTCAACGACGAAACCGCGAAGTATCCGGTCAGCCGCTTTGTTCGATCGTTCCGATTCGGATTCTCTCTGCTCGTTGGCGCACGCCAGATCCGCAAGGAAACCAAGGTCGTGCGGCAACTCGCGATGAACGACGAAAACATGGAACGCCTACCACCGTCGTACGCCATGATCGGACCGATTCAGCTGCGGCTTCGCAAGGCGGACGGCACGCTCGTCCCCATCGAGCCCATACAGTCAGACCTGGACAAGATGGCGTCAGAACTCTGGCTAGGGCGGATCCGTGAGATCGCATCGGAGATTAAGCGCCCGGAAGATTGGACGTGCGAGCGGTGGCAGAGGCTGAAGGCCCTGAAGGCCCTTGTCGACATCGACTAGTTGTCGTTCCACACACCAGCCCGCAATGTGCCGTGCAAAACGGCGGTTTCTAGAATCGGGCGCGTTTTGCACGCACCGGCGGACCCTATGGCAACCGGCGCCAGGCCTAATCGGCTTCGAGGGGGCCCCCAAGGTAGTTCGCCACGCCCCGAGGCGTCACCGACTGCCCCGACCTCACCCTCACCGACGTCCGCGCCGCCGCCGTGACCTACCTGCGACGCACCGGCTGGGCCGGCCGACGCAGCCGGCGACGACGAACTGATCGCCGAGGAGGTGAGTTTGAACTGCGGCGAGATCGCCGCCGACTACCCGGCCGGTACCGTGCTGTACGCCAGCTATGACGTCACCAGCGACCTGTGGACATTCACACCGGCCGACCCCACACTCGCCGAGGTGTAAACGAAAACGCCCCGCTCGATGCTGCTGGCGGCGTTCCCCTTCGGCCACTTGCTGCGACAATTAGTCATGCCCCGCACACCGGCGCCCTACCCCGGCCCCACGGTACTGCCCTGGCCGACCGACGTCCCCCCACCACTCTCCGCGCCCCCGCTGACCGACGCCCCCTCCGACGGGCCCAAGGTGATCCGTTGGATCGAGCGGAACTGTGTGTTCGGCGAGGGCGACAAATTCGGGCAGCCGGTCACACTGGAAACCTTCGAGAAGATCTTCCTCATCTGGCTGTTCGAGAAACGACCGGACGGGCGTTACCGGTATCGGCGGGCGCTGCTCGAGGTGCCGAAAGGCAATGGCAAGACCCCGTTGTCGGCGTGGATCGGTGCCTACCAGCTGGCTAACCAGTTCTCCCCGGTGATCCCGGTAGCCGCGGCCTCTTACGATCAGGCGGAGCTACTGTTCGGCGACCTACGCACCACCGTGACGGAATCACCCACATTGCGCGAGGTGATGTCCTCGTTTGAGGCCGAGGTCCAGGTGAAAAACGGCCCCGGCCGCTGCTACAAGATCGCCGCGATCGCCGGCACCAACGACGGCCAGCGCCCGTCCACCTTCCTGGCCGACGAGATCCACGAATGGGTGGGCGGCAACAAAGAACGCGTGCACCTGGTGATCTCCAACGGTGCGACCAAACGCGACGGATCCCTCGTGCTCAACACCACGACACCCGGGTTCGATCTGGACACGCTGGCCGGACGGCTGCACGACTACGGCGTTCGGGTCAACACGGGCGAGATCACCGATGACGAGTTCCTGTTCGTGTGGTGGGGCTGCCCGGCCGACCGGCACGATCTGGACACCGACGAGGGGCTGCTGGCCGCGATCCGCGACGCGAACCCGGCGGCCGACCTGTTCCTGAACACGCGCGACGTCGCCGCCCGCTACCACCAGATCCCGCCCAACGAGTTCTACCGCTATCACTTGGGGCTGTGGGTGGTCGGCGCGCAGGCGTGGCTGCCGGATGGTGCGTGGGACGCCTGCGCCGCACCCGAGGTGACCATCCCCGACGGCGCCGACGTGTGCCTCGGCTTTGACGGATCATTCAACAACGACTCCACCGCGCTGGTGGTGGTGTCCTGCGGCGACGTCCCCCACGTGGATGTTGTTGCGGCCTGGGAGAAGGACCCGCTCGACGGCCCCGACTGGGTTGTCCCGATCGCCGACGTCGAAGACGCCATCCGGCAGGCGTGCCGCAAATGGCAAGTGCGGGAGATCGTTTGCGACCCGTTTCGGTGGGCCCGCACCTACCAGGTCCTCGAGTCCGAGAATCTGCCGGTCGTCGAGTTCCCCCAGAATCCCTCGCACATGACTCCGGCCACGCAGCGGTTCTTTGAAGGCACGATGAACCACGGCCTCACGCACTCGGGGGATCCGCGCCTCGCCCGGCACATCGCCAACACGGTGCTGAAAACGGATTCCCGTGGATCGCGAATCACCAAGGAACACAAGTACTCTGCGAGAAAGATCGACTTAGCTGTCGCGGCATGCATGGCTTTTGACAGGGCATCGGTGACCCCACCCAAGCCCTACGACCTGCTCTATTTGGTCTGGTAGACAAGGAGATTCGATGCCCGGGCCCCCACCCAAGCCAGCTTCGCGGCGTCAAAACAGAGTCACCAAATCGTTGGGCATGGTGCACACCGCCGGCAAAGCCCCCCGCATGCCACGTGGACTGTGCAAGCCAGCGCAGGACGCCTGGGCCGGCTACTGGGGCGACACAGTCTCGGGTGTGACGCGCGAGTCAGACACCGCGCTGGTGTTGCGATGGGTGCGCAACGTCGACCGCTATCACCGATTGATCGCCGAGGCCGACAGATCCCCGATGGTCGCCGGCTCGACGGGCCAGCAGCGCGCCAACCCGATCTACGATCTGGTGCTCAAGATTGAAACGTCGATCAAGGCCGACGAGCAGCAGCTCGGCGTCGGACCGCTCAACCGGTTGCGCCTCGGGATCGCCTTCAGCGAAAGCGCCAAGAGCCTGGCCGAACTGAACGCCGAGGCCGAAGACGACGCCGACAATGATCCCCGGCTGATGCTCATCGGCGACGTGGAAGACCGGGAAAAAACCCACCCCCCGAAATCGGGCTGACCTAGACCCGGCCGGTCTCGCCGGTTTTCGCCGGTATCGGCGCCGATCCGCGCTTATCCGGAATCCGTGTTTGCTCAATAACTTCGGACATGGATGGTATGAAAACCTGTGGCTGGTCTTACGCTGGGTAAATGAATCCACAACAGGGCGGCGAGCTGGGTGTTGGGCAGCCGTGGATCCGCTGACCGGTAGGCCCCGTCCACAGCAACCGGCTCCGCGCCGCGCCAGGTTTTCCTGGACAGCATTGATCGCCGCCGTTCTGGCAGCGGCAGCGCTGGTGATGGCCGTAATCGCCCTCATACGGCCAACCCCGGCAGCTATACCCGCGTCGGCGCCCATCACCACGACACCGGCGCCGGCCCCGATTCCTCCCGTATCAATAACGTCCGCTGTCGCTACCAGCGGCACGGGTCAGAATCAGGTTGTATCACTGTCGATTCCGGCGAATACGTTAGCAGTGGGAACAACCTTCGCAATTAAAGCGTTCGGCGTGCAAGACGCCACCGCCGCCACTGCTGTTAACTTCCAAATACATCTCGGACCCAACAACACCACCAGCGACCCGGTCGTGTCCACCAGTGGCAAGGCCGTGGCGGCCAACGGCGGTGTCGCCACTGACGGGATGCTGACCATTCGCACCACAGGCAGCGGGGGCACCACGATAGCTGGGATTCTCAACACCGTTACAGACGGCGCCACCACGTCAACGACGACAACCAGACAGACAGTGGATACCACCGCCAACAACTTCCTGACCCTGTCCGTTTCAACATCGGCCGGTGTGCACACCATCGAAGTCGCCGCCATCTCTGTCGTGAAGGCATAAAGGCGACTGAATGAACACCCAGGATTGGATCGGACGAGTGCAGTCGATCCTCGATCAGCATCCCGGAACAATTCGGCCGGAAACGTATACGGAACAAATTTGCCTTCGGGGGGGTTGCGGTGGTGCTGCAAATTTTAAAAATCGGATCTTGACGCGCTGACCTGCGGTTATGCGGCAATCTCTCGCTGCCTGCAACGTTGCTGGAGGGCTTCGCGACACGCCGGGAGGGGCGCGGTCGGAGCGATGCTGAGGCTCATGTCAACGGCTTGACCTGCAGCGATGCTGCTATGGCCGAAATATAGTAGACGCGGCGCAGGCGGCCCGAAAGTTAGCTGGAAACTTCAAGCCATTTACCAGCATCAATAGAAATATAGTGAACGTTCGGCCGTCATCCGCTCGGCGTGTCGGGGTTATACCCCCTGGGGTGTGGCGAATTTGACGGCGCGGCAACGGGTTTCGGCTTGTGGAGGTGCTGGTGTCGAACCACGCCAGGGCCGGAGGTTTTGCGGTTCGGACCGCACGGTCCGAACTGGTGCGCCACTCTCTTTCGCGTCTGTGCTGTGAGGTCGCGCGGTTGCACGCCGCGTGCTCAGGCCCGCGGGTCACCCTGCGGTCGGTGTCCGAATGCCCCAAGTCCCACGGAGTGCCAGGCTGGATCCGGTTGCCGCATCGCCAGCAGATGGCTTGTCCGGCTGCGACGATGGGCTCGAGTTGTTCGCGTAGCCGCCGATGATCCGCGTCATACCCGCGCTCGGTGGAGGTGCCGCGGCGGCGGTCCGCTTGGCGTTGGCAGTGATCACAGCGACCGCGCCGGTTCGTGGTCAGCTGCGGGCAGTGGGTGCCGGGTAGGCCGAGGCAGGGGCGCGGTCGGGGCATGGTCTTCCTTAGTTGGTTGACTCGTCTTCGTCGGCGGCGGCCCGGATCGCCAGGTGGTTGAGCAACTGCAGACCGTCGTCGGTGCGAAGCTCGGGCAGCATCGCGACGACGGTGGCGGCGGCGGTGACTGCAAAGTGGGCAAGACCGCCCGGCGCCTCAGCGGCTTCGCGTAGCACCTCGTCGATGGCAGCGCGGTCCTGCGCCATGGCAAGCCGGGCGACTAGGCGCCTTCCTAGGTCAAGTTCTTCGGCGCTGGACGCTAACGTCAGCTTCTCGAGGATCTCCGCCGCGCGGGTGGGAGCGCATAACTGGCGGGTCAACTGCCACAGAATTAACACTGCGGCCTGCGCCAGCCAGTCGAGCCTGCCGGTGGGGATCGCTTCACCGTCGATGACGGCCTGCATGCCTTGTTCGTCGCCATGTACTCCGTGGACAATTAGGGCGAGCGCGCGACGGAAATCCACCGGCCCACTTCGTCCCTCACCGCTCACATTGGACCCCAGCGCTTCCCCAACACCTCGATCAGCGCCTGCTGGCCTGTCTTGGGTTGCGGCGGTTCGGCCGGCCATCGACGGCCCAGCGTTTCGATTAGTGCCTGCGCGCCTGTTCGGGGTTGTGGCGCCCTGGCGGCGACGATCGCCTGGGCTGTTTTGGCGTTGAGCGGGTGTCGCTGCGACACCGGCGGGGGCAGGCCGTCGCTGCGCGTAAACAGTTTTCGGAGTTCGTGCCGGTTGGAGAGGTCAATCACGTCCGCGATCGGGGCGTCCATGTACCGTGCCAGCGAGCGTAGGCCCACTGTGGCGTCTTCGTAAGCAGGAGCACCACTTAGGGGTGCGACATCGATCAGACGAACACTCAGCAGCGTGCGCAGGGGCATCCCGTCGGCACCGATGCCCCAATCGTCAGACCAAGATTGAAACGCGAAGCTCGAACTGGTGATGTCCCCCCGGACGACCAATTCCAATGTGTCGGCCCTCGATTCCGGCAAATCTACCTCATAGAACAAGCCTCTTGAATCGATCGCCAGCCGCAGCGTGCGGGCTTTCGTTGTGCCCAAAAGCATGTCATCGGAGTGATTCATTCTGGCGACTACGGCTGGGTATCCGTCGCCGGCTGACTTGTTGAATGCTTTGCTGTTGACGATTTCGGTGAAACGGCCCAAGTCGCGACTCGGCGAGTTAAATACGGCTCCGTATCCGCCGATGGTGCGGCGGGCGCCGATAGCGCGTACTTCGACGGGCAGCGGCGTTATCCGGGTTTCGGGTTCCGGCGCCTCTGGGCGCTGTGGTGATTTCATGGTCTTGTCTCCTTGATTGATTCTAATTCAGCTGGACCCACGCGGCGAACCGCCGAGCGTGCACCCGGCAGGGACGGCAGGGCTGGTCGGGGCCGCCGGGTGAGTGGTCGGGGCAGTGCCGGCGGCGGCGCGGTGGCGGCGAGCTGAGGTCCACCAAAGAGTCGCTCTAAGTACTCGTGGTGGCGGCGCCGGTGCGGGTCGTCGACGGCTGTCGGAAGCAACCACCAAATCTCGCCAGCGCTCGGCGCGGTCATTCGTCCATCCCGGCTAGGTAGTGGTCGATGTCCGCCTGGCTGGGCGTGGGCAGCGACGCCAAGTCCAGCTTTGGGATGTGTTTCGGTCCTGCTGTGGCGCGCTGGGCGGTGGCGCCGTCGGTGTCGTCTTCGTCGAACTCATCCTCGTAGAAGTCGGCCTCGAGGTCGCCGACGCGGCCCTTCAGCTTGGCGATCTCGGTGAGGCACCGTTCGACGAGTCGCCGCAGTGGCACTTCGGCGGTGTTCACGGGTTCGCCCAATTTGGGAGAAGGTCGGCGTGGCAGGGGCCGTCGAAGGCTGTTGAGGCTGTCGTGATGTCCAGGTTGTAGATGGCGGCGACGATCGCCGGGTCGGGTGTGGTCATCAGTTGGTCCCGAAGCCGTACCGCCGGATGGCTTGCGTCCCGAGTTCGGCTTCGAGACCGGCGATCCGCGCCTCGATCGGGCGGGCGGCCTCTGCCACGTCTGCTTCGTAAGTGTCGTGGTCCTCGTATTCGATGCCGTCGAGGAGTTGTTCGGCGAGTTGTTCGGCGAGCAGCGCGGCCACCGCGATCATGTCGTCGCATGTCTCGACTTGGTTGATGGTCTCTTCGAACTCGTCGTCGTTGGTGTTCATGGCGGCCAGGACGAGTCGGCGGGTGATCAGTTCGCGTTCTGGGGTGTGGCAGTGGTTTCCGTAGGAGCTCATCGGTTGGGTTTCCTTTCGGTGGTGGGGGTTAGTGGTTGTGTTGTTCGGCTAGATCGGTTGCGACAACCTGCTTGTCGTTACCAAACGGTTTTGCCTTCATAGCCAGTCCAGGTGGGTGCGGACGCACTTTTCGATCCACTCCGGGGTGACGGGCAGTCCTTTGGCGTCGCGGTCGGCGGCTTCGAGGTCGAGGGCGATCTCGGACTCGGTGATGCGGGTCGCGGCGTCGGTGCAGCCGGTCTTGGACACCAGCAGGGTGGTGGCGATCTCGGCGGCGCGGTCGGCGGTGTCGGCCCAGCATGTCTGGCAGTCGCCGAGTTCGGTGCGGATGAGGTGTTCGGCGTGGGTGTCGCCGTGGAGTTTGGCCATGATGAGGCGCCAGGCGCGGGGGCCGTTGCCGTGGTGGGCGCTCATCGGCCGGCCTCGGGTACGTTTGGCACGTTTGCTAGGTATGACTCTAGATATGCGCGCGCCACGTGGACTCATACCTTTCAAACGTGCCAAAGGTGCCCGAATCGGTGTACCTGCGGTTATTCATCGTCGAAGTCCTCTTTCGCGGCGATGCCGGAGCGCCATCGCTTGCCGTGTCTTGGTTGCTGGGCCGGGTAGCCATGGCGGTCCAGGGCTTCGCTGAACGTGCCGCGGCCTATGGGTTCGGCGCGGCCGTCGGATTCCTGCCAGCGGCACCATGCCGCGTAGAGGTCTTTGGTGATCGCCATGAACGCAGGCCCGGTCACGCAGGCCTCAGGGATGAACCGTCCGACGTCGTCGCTGCCGCGCTGATAGTTGTCGGTGGCCACCCGTACGCTGTCGGGTTCGGCGAGCCCGTGCTGGAGGTAGTCGACCCAGCCGGCGACGGCCCAGGACAGGATGCCGTCGGCCTCGAGCGTCAGCTTGGCGTCGAGTTCCTTGTCCTGCTCGTCGTCGGGGATGACCACGTTGAACGGGACGACACGGATGCGGCGCCAGATGGCGGGATCGTCGCCAGGGACTTTGGGCAGGTGGTTGGTGACCAGGATCGCCAGGTGTGACGGGGTGAAGGTGACGAAGTTTTCGCGCATGTAGCGGGCGGTGATGGGGTCGCCGCCGGTGAGGCGTTTCATGGTGGCTTCGGCGAGTCGTCGGCCTTCGTCGGTCTCGCTGACGATGACCAGCCGCCGGCCGAGTAGGTCCATCTGGCCGGTGGGGTGGGCGCCGTCGCGGTGCATGAATAGTTCGGGTTCGGCGGCGCGGCCGTAGTCTCCGACCGCGTACAGCAGCGCCTTGTAGAGGGTGCCTTTCCCGTTGGCTCCGACACCGGTGAGGATCGGCAGGAGGTGTTCGCGGACCTCGCCGAGCAGTGACAGCCCGGCGAGCCGCTGCACGAATCCGCGGACCGCTTCGTCGGGCAGCACCCGGGCGAGGAACACGTCCCAGACCGGCGTCTCGGCGTCGGCGTGGTAGGCGCCGCGGCAGATTTTGGTGATCCGGTCGGCGGGGTCGTGGTCGCGCAGCTGCAGGGTGTGCAGGTCGAGGGTGCCGTTGGCGCAGTTGAGAAGCCAAGGGTCGGCGTCGATAACGTCGGTCGCAGCCGCGAACGGTGTGAGCGCGGCGGCTTCGGTGAGGATGCCGCTGATCGCGGACGCGGTTTCGTAGCGGGCAATCTGTTTGGCGCGTTTCTCTCGCTCCTCGGCAGGCAGTTCCTCGCATTTGCGGCGGTCCCGCCTGATCACCGCGTGCACGGCGCGGCGCGCGCCGCCGTCGCCGTCGGGTGCCCAGCGTTTGCCGTCCCAGCGGTGCCAGCCGATGCGGTAGACGTGCAGCAGTTTGCCGCGGAATTGTGTGGCGAGTTTGATGGCCATTCCGAGGTGCCCAGAGTGTTTGACGTCGGCTGTCGTTGCGGTGTCGGGCGGCGGTTCGTCAGGTCCGGGGTCACCGTCGGGCTGCCCGGCCGGGGTGTCGCCGTTGGCGGTGATGCGGTCAGTCCATTCGGTGTCGTGGATCCGGGCTTGCCGGTCGGTGTGGATCTTGTTCCAGCTGGTGGCCACGTCGTCGTCCTTGCGTTCGTCGAGCCGTTGGGCGAGGTCTCGGCGGGTGCGTACCGCCCAGCGGGTCTGCTCCACGGACAGGCCGGCGTCGACGCAGGCGGCGACGACGCGGTAGGTGTCGGCGGATCGGTCCGCCGGGGTGGTGACCATCGCGATCGCGGCCGCCACAAGCGGGTAGTCGTCGAGGTTGAACGGCTCGGTTGCGCTCGAAGCCCCCGCGGCCCGGTGTGGGGCTTCCCCGTTCTCGTGGGTGAGGATGACGTCCAGTTGGGAGGCGAGCGCGTGCGGGTCGACCCGCGCCGCGGTCACTGGCGGCCCACCCATCCGACTGGGGCCCGGTCGCCGCCGGCGAGGGTCGGTTTGTAGTTCCACGTTCCGGGTGGGCGGAGCAGATCGTTGTCGGAGATCTTCGCGTCGGCCGCGCCGAAATATTTTCGGAGCGCCTGGCATAGCTGCCGGTGCTGGGGGTGGGTGACCGATGCGGATAGTGGAACGTAGACGTGCCCGTTGCCGGGTGTGCCTGAGCCGATGGCGAACCCGCCGAGGGCGCGGACCTTGTCCAGGTCGAGGCGGCCGTTGTCGACGTCGGCGTGCACAAGGATATGGTTGACGGCCGCGCCCTGCGCCCGCTTGTTCGCCCACATCAGGTAGGGGCACACGTAGACGTCGTAAAGCGTTGCCTCCCGCAGGATTTCGCGCGCGGCGTGGTCGGCTTCGTCCGGGTAGGCGAAGTGGCTTTGTACGAAATTCTTGAACTTGTATTTGCCGTTGCGCAGGTAGGGTTCTTGTCCTACGGCGATGTGTAGCTGGCCTGTTGTGTCGTCGAAACATGCGTTGAAGTAGTCGAGGATGTCGCTCACTGGGTCACCCCCTGCCGGTAGGTCTGCGGTCGCGGATGCGACCAGGTGGTCGGTGCTCATCGGTTGTCCCACCCGTCGGCGATGCGGGTCAGGATTTCGCGCTCTGAGCGCTCGGCGATTTTGGTGAGTCGCAACGCTTCCCGGTCGATCCACTGCTCGATGGCATCACGCACCAGATCGCGCAGCGCCGAGGAGGGGATGGCGTCGACCTCCACCGATTCGCCGTCGAACTTCGCGGCGCGAGTGTCGGACTGCTTGGTGGGCCGTGTCGGCAGAGCCAGTTCGGTGATCTGCTCCGGTGTGACGGCGATCCGCTCGAAGGTCACGTCGATGCCGTCATCGACGAAGTCGCGCAGCTTGCGTTGGATGTCGTCCCAGGCGGCGACCCCGCTCGGGTCGTGGTCGCCGAGCTGATAGATGACGGCGGGGCAGCCTTCCTCGTTGATGTCCTCAGCGGTCTCGTAGAGGAACGTCTCGGAGCTGAAGCCGCGCGAGATCATCAGCGGCACGTCGTATTCGGCGGTGATGGGTGAGACGACGCCGCGGATGGCGTCTTTCTCGGTCCAGACCTCGACATGCAAACCCTGGTCGATCCACAGATCTTTGCGGTACATGCGGGCGGTGTTCTCAAGGGCGGCTTGGGCGTTGGAGAATGTTCGTGGTTTCAGGCGTAGCCGGCTGCCGTCGGTGATCCACCCGTAGGGAAGGTCTCCGCGCCGGCGCATCTTGAGGGCTCGGCGTTGTACGACGCTGTAGCCCTGCTCGGACTTGGGCACCAGGCCCCGCGACATCACGCGGTAGAACAGACCGCGGACCGTGACCGGTTCCTCAGCTTCGGCGATCTCATAGATAGCGGCGTCGATCTCGGCTAGTTCGGCGTGGGTGCGCCGATACCGACCACCGTTTAACGCACTAGTCCCGTAAACCGCTGTTGTGGTCATGCGACCACCCCGCCAGCCAATGCGTGCAGTTGTTCGGCGAGAGCCCGGTCAGTCCCGCCGCGACGGTAAAGCGCTTGCAGAATCTCGATCTCCAACAGTGGGATCTCGCCGGCATCAAGAATGTGCAGTGCGGCGTCGCGGCCGGCGTCGACCATCCGCTCCGACAGCGGCGGTTGTGTGCATCGGCATGGCCACGGGTCGCGGCAGCCGCAGTCCAGCGGCACCACCCGCCAGGACGTGTTGCGGCGCCGGTGTAGTCCTGCCACCGTGTCGCCGCCACACTGCCGGAGCCGCCCCGTGCCATACTGGGGATGGTCGACGGTTTGGGTGGTACCTGCTAGAGACTTGTAATGGAAAGGCCCGGTTCCAGGGGTGGGGCCGGGTTCTTCCCTTTCAGGGCCCGGCGGCCCCAAGCCGTTTCGCCTCATGCCGTTGCAACCTCGCTGAGTGAATCCACGTACGCTGCAAGGGATTCGGCGGTGATAAATGAGCGCCTTCCGATGTTGACCTTGACCAGTTCACGGCGATTGATCAGGTCGTAGATGGTGGTGTGGCCTATGCCGCCAAGTTCCGCCCTGGCATCCGGTATTGACACCAGACGGCGCTTAATCTCAGTCATCCAGCACCTCTCGCTGTCGTTCTGACGTTTCCGCTGGGGTGTCAGCGGCTATTGACAGCATGGCGGGCTGATGACAATATTGTCCTCGTCAGTGACGAGGTTTTTGTTGGCTAGGTTGTGATGCGTGAGTGACGGTAACAGCGACGCACACCTTCTGGGATGGCTACGGGCGGGCGACCTATGAACCCGGCGACAGAGTCCAGGTTGGTGACCGCCGCATTCCGCGAGCGATATTCGTGCAGATCCGCGGCGGCGAGAACCAGCCAGACTTCGCAATGAAAATTGAAGTGCGCGAAGGCATTCCGCAATGGGTCGAGGTCCAGCTGCAGGCACGGCCGGACGGGCCCGAAGTCCGAGACAAAGACCTCGCCACGATCCGCCTGGGCGACTGGCTAGAGCAGATAGTCGCGATGTGCTCGCTCAAGTACTCCGGGACAGGCCCCGGTTGGACGAGCTGGTCGAAGCCCGTCGTCGACCGGACCGCTGTTCCCGACATCCGGCGCGCCCTCTCAGGCCGGCCCCGCACCGTTACCCCGGAACGGCTGCAGAAGGTCGCCGAGATCTACCGGCAGCATTTCGAGCAACGGCCCACCGAGGCCGTCGCGCGCTCGTTCGGTGTGTCTCACCGCACCGCGGCGCGCTACGTCCAACAAGCACGCTCGGCAGGGCTCTTACCCGAGACCGAGCCAGGCAAGAAGAAGGTTTGAATTTGATGAGTAAGCGACAGCAGCTGCCACCGCAGATCAAGAAGATTCAGGTGAAAGATCGCAGCACCGGCAAAGCGGTCGTGCGCTACCAGTTGACCGTTGATGCTGGTCGCGACCCAGAATCAGGTAGGCGCCGCCAGATCCGGCGCCGGCTCGCGACAGAGGCTGCGGCGCGGGCCGAACTCGCTTCGATCCAAGGCGGCGTGAACGCCGGCACCTACGTCCATGCCAGCAAGTTGACGGTCGACCAGGCGTGCGAGGCGTGGCTGGCGTCAAAGCACGCGCTGAAGGAATCGACGCTGACCGGGCACCGCTCGAAGCTAGAGGCGCTGCGCGACGAACTCGGCCACATCGAGATCCAGAAACTCTCGAAGGCCGACTTAGACGGTCTCGTGGGCCGGTTGCGCCGCGGCGAGGTCGAAGGCCGCAAGAAGTGGACACCACGCTCATGCAACTACCTGCTCTACCTGACGACAGCCGTCCTTGACGACCAGGTGGCGCAGGGCAATGTGGTGCGTAACGTTGCGCGGCTGGTGGACCGGGTGGCCGGCGATCCTCAAAAGTTCCGCACACTGACCGCCGATGAGATGTTCCGCATCCTCGACCATGAGTGCCGCGATCGGCACCTGTGGACGTTGGCGCTATACGGGCTGCGCCGCGGCGAGGTCGCTGGTCTGCGGTGGGCCAATGTCGACCTGAAGGCCAAGACAGTCAGCATCGTGGAGAACCGCGTCGCTATCGGCAAAGAGATCGTTTCCGGCACGCCCAAATCGAAGGCGAGCACCCGGACACTGCCGCTGCCCAACGAAGTGGTGGACGTGCTGAAGGCGGCACGCAGGCGCCAGGCAGAGGAGCGGCTGGCGTTCGGTGAAGGGTATGGCTCGGGTGATTACGTCGCCTGCGACGAGACGGGCCAGTCGTACCACCCCAACCTGCTGACGTTCCGGTGGGGCCGAATGCTCGACGGGCTCGGGATCGAGCGGGTACGGCTTCACGACGCGCGGCATTCGTGTGCGACATTGATGCACCTGCGTCAGGTGCCTATCGCGGTGATCGCTTCATGGCTCGGGCACGCAAGCGCCGCCTTCACCATGTCGGTGTATGCACACAGCCAGGACGACGCTCTACGCGCCGCCGCAAGCAGTTTCGGTCGAGTTGTGACAACTCGTGACACCGAGACCGGATCACCGGTCTAGGAAAGCGACCCGCACTCGTGTTTACCTGCTGTTTCTGGTGCCCCCAGTCGGACTCGAACCGACACTGGACGGATTTTAAGTCCGCTGCCTCTGCCAATTGGGCTATGGGGGCCCGGCGGCGAATGTAGCGCGCGGAGGGCGGAGCCGAGGCACCGCGTCCCACCGAAATGGGGGCCAGATTTCCGGCGTGCACCACGGCCAGGCATCGCGTAAAATCCGCGCGCCGCGCGTATTCCTGCTGTCCTGCCGTCTCCCGTCAGATGACACCGCAATGTCGCCCGCCAGGACCTTGTTAAAACTGCCAGCCTCATCGTTAATAAGCCGTAAACGGCCGTCACCTTAGTCTTTTCGGCCGCGACTGTGGCGTTGAAGGTCATTAGCCTTACGCCAACGCACAGGGGCCGTTACGTCAGCACACAGGTCGACTCACCGCGAGGGGGGTCGGCACTTTCCGAACCATAGGAGCAAAAGATGTCGTTCTTGACAACAATCCCCGAAGAGTTGCTTTCCGCAGCGGCGCAACTAGAAGGGATAGGCACCTCACTGACGGCGCAGAACGCGGGCGCCGCGGCACCGACGACCGCCATCGCTCCGGCGGCCGCCGACCCGGTGTCGCAGCTGCAGGCGGCGGTCTTCGGCAGCTACGGCACCGTGTATCAGCAGCTCGCCGCGGAGGCGCAGACCATCCAGCAGCAGTTCGTGAGCACGCTGGGATTGAGCTCGGGCACCTACTCCGCGACCGAGGCGACCAACGCCGCCGCGAGCACCCCCGTGGACAACTTCACCACCTTCCTCAACGGCCTGAGCACGTTCCTCGGCGGCCCGACCACCAGCGTCGGCGGCAACCCGTTCAGCCCGTCCGGCAACGGAGCCAACTTCCTCAGCTACGAGACGGGTAACTGGGCCTCGGCCATGTCCGACACCCTCGGCATGGCCGGTGGTGGCCTGATTCCGACCGCCGCCGCCGACACCGGCGACGCGGCCGCCGGAGCCGCCGGAGCCGCGGACGCCGTGAACGTCACGGCCCCGGCCGGCGCCGGCATGGGAGGCATCGGGGCCATGGCCGCGGCGCCGGTCGCGAATGTGGGCCAGGCGACCATGGTCGGCAAGCTGTCGGTGCCGCCGAGCTGGGCCGGTTCGTTCACCCCGGGGGCGACCCCGGCCGCCGCGGTACAGACCGTGGGCTGGACGGCCGCCGCGCCGCAGGCCGGCCCGGGAACGATCGTGCCGGGCATGCCCGGGCTGGGCGCCGCCGCACGCAACAGCGCCGGCTTCGGCGCTCCGCGCTACGGCGTCAAGCCCATCGTCATGCCGAAGATCAAGGCCGTCTAGGCGACGGTCCGCACACCAAACAAAAAGCGTAAACAGACGAAGAGAACGGAACACAAATGGTTTTCGAGTTTGCAGCTCTGCCCCCGGAGGTCACCTCCGCGATGATGTACACCGGCGCCGGTTCGGGTCCGCTGATGGCCGCCGCGTCGGCATGGAGCAACCTGGCCGCGGAGCTGAGCACCACGGCGACCTCGTGGGAGTCGATCATCGCGAACCTGACCACCCAACAGTGGACGGGAGCGGGGTCGACCGCGGCCTCCGCCGCGGCCCAGCCCTACATCGGCTGGCTGAGCACCACGTCCGCCGCCGCCGACCAGGCGGCGGCTCAGGCGTCGGCGTCGGCCGCCGCATACGAGGCGGCCTTCGCGGGGATCGTGCCCCCGCCGGTGATCGCCGCCAACCGGGCTACGCTCGCGGCACTGGTCGCGACCAACTTCCTGGGCATCAACACGCCGGCGATCATGGCCACCGAGGCGCAGTACGCCGAGATGTGGGTCCAGGACGCCGTCACGATGACCACCTACCAGGCGGCCGCGACGGCCGCGAGCGTGCTGCAGCCCCTGACGCCGGCGTCGCCGACGACCAATCCGGCAGCACCGGCAGTCCAGGCGGCCGCAGTCCCGGCAGCAGCCACCAATGGGACGGCCAACAGCGCCGCGTCGGCCTTGAGCGGGCTTATCAGCAATTTGCAGTCGATCCTCAACGGCGGCAGCGTGACCACGTTCGGCACCCAATTCTTCGCCTCGTTGTCGCCGAACGTGCAGCAGGTCCTGACCTCGTTGGACGGCTTCGGCGGCACCCTGCTCAACTTCAATGCCGTCCAGCAGGTTGGTGTCACGGCGGCGTGGTGGGTCGGCAACACCATCCCGACCGCGGTGTCGTTGGGCCACACGGTTGCCGGCTTGCCGGCGGCGGCCACGGCCAGCGACGTCACGCCCCTGGCCAGTGGCGCGGCCGTCGGTGAAGGCGCCCTGGTGAACAGCGTCGCGGGAACCGGTGGGCTGGGCAGCGCGGCCTCGGCCACGGTGGGCGAAGCGTCCGCCGTCGGCGGCCTGTCGGTGCCGGCGAGCTGGTCCGCGGCCACCCCGGCGGTCGAGGTCTCGTCCACCGCTCCCCTCGAAGGTTCGGGTTGGACCGCCGCCGCCGATACGGCGGAGCCGGTCGCGGCGATGCCCGGCATGCCCGGAATGGCGGCCGCCGCCAAGGGCGCCGGTGCCTACGCGGGGCCGCGGTACGGCTTCAAGCCGATCGTCATGCCCAAGCAGGTATTTGTCTGAGTGGGAAAGTCCGAGTGGGAATAAGGGAGGACATGTCACCCATTTGAGGCGAGCAATTAACCGGTGGGCCGTAATCTGTCCGTGATGCGGCCACACCGCAGGAATCAAGTCAAAGGCTTCGACAAATGAAGGCTTCAAGATAAGGAGAAAGGCAACATGGCAACACGTTTTATGACCGACCCGCACGAGATGCGGGCGATGGCGGGCCGTTTCGAAGTGCACGCCCAGACCGTTGAGGACGAGGCCCGCAAGATGTGGGCGTCGTCGATGAACATCGCCGGT